CTAAACATTGAACTGCTCCAGCACGCTTGAGACGTCCGGAGCGTCAGTGACGGGGACTGCATAATGGCGTTCGGTGGTGTCCAGGTGAGAGTGCCCAAGCTGATGTTGTGCAGCCTGGATACCTACACTGTCGCGCAATGCGGTCGCGACTGTGGCCCGGAACTCCTTGGGTAGGCGACCTTCAAATCGCGTGCCGAGCAACGCAGCATGCCATTGCGTGCGAAAGTTGTCAGGTATCCGGGGAGTTCCCGTGCTCGAAGGGAAAACTAGCGCCCCGTACGAATCGATGCGTCGACGCAGCAGCATCTCGCTGGCGAAGCGAGGCAGAGTCACCCTCAGCTTCTTGTTCGCCTTGGTATGGGGCTGGATAACCCATTTCCCGCGTCGATCTTTTGCCATGGTCTGATCGATGACCGCTCTCGTTGACGAACCTTCGAATTCGATTCGAGTCCAGTCGATTGCAAAAATCTCGCCGGGGCGACCCCCAGTAGCCAGAAACATGTCGACTGGATCTGCGAGGTCCGTAGTGCGTATGCGACCTGCCTTGTCTTTCCCCCGATCCCATTCGCGCAAGTGAGTGCGCAGCCATGCGACGTCTTCGAGAGTGAACGCAGTAATCTCGCGCCGGGGCGACACGATCGGTGCGGCTGCTGCAACGGGGTTGAAGTCGATGGCGTCAAGTCGCGCTGCCATCTTGAACATGGCAGTTAGCAGAACCTTGGCGATCTCGGCGGACGAGTAGCCAGCCGACCGGGTGAGCGATTTTAGGTGGCGATCCACGCGCGCCGGTGTGACTTCTGACAGGCGGAGGTCGCCGAGGGGGATGACTACATGCGTGGCCAGAACCTGCTCGTAGCGGCGGAGGGTTCCCGGTGCATGAAGTTGCTCGGTGTACTCTGACCACCACATCTTTGATAGCGCCGATACACGAGAGGTGCGGCTCAGTTCGGTTCCGGTTGGTGCGAGGCGGTCACGGAATGCTTCTTTGAGGGAGTTGACGGCCCGCGCCTTTGTGGAGCCGCTGCGTGTGACCCGGCGGGATTTGCCGTCCATGTCCCGGATTCGAGCGTCAGCCACCCAGTGGCCGTCGACCTGCTTGGTAGTGATGTTGCCATAGGTCCCCAGGGCGAGCGTTGGCCTGGCCATTATCTACTCCTTATGTAAGCCCTAACAATGTTCTCAGTGACGCCTAGCTCAATCGCTAATTCTGGGAGCTCTTGAGTCCATTTGACGAGCTCGTCAAAGTCGCTAGCGAGAACCAGGCGGGATGCTGCACGCGAGTCTGCCAACAGCTCGGCCTTCCGACTACTTGCTGTGTGTCCGTACTCTACATGCGCGATTTCATGCGCAAGGACGGACCGCTCGTGACGTGCTGTCATGCCGGGGCGCAAGAAAATTGCGCCGTAGCGGGGTATCCAGCGCCCCGTGTCTTTACCGATGCCGCGATGCACTACTTGGACCCCGAGCTTACGCGCGTGCTGGTAGGGGTCGTAGGCAGGGATCACGTCTATCCATTCGGGAATTCAGGCTGCCCCCCGTCGTCGTCCGTGGCGGCGTAGGGTACGTCGTCGATCTCCACCGTCATGAGATCGTGTTGATCAGAACTCTGACGGAAGGGTACGACATTCGCGTGCTCGTCAAGCTCTACGGGCTCGGTCAGTTGACCGGTGGCGGTGCCGCTTTCAACGCGCGAGACCATTTCTTTTGCGAGCTCGAGGTCCGAGGCGGCCTTGAGTGCCAGGGCGACGCTTGCGGCATCAGCTTCGGCCTGGGTGATCAGCCCCACGAAGACTAGCGCAGGGACAACCGGAGCACTATAGGCCCTCGCAATCTCGACAACCGTCTCAGGGCGCAGAGCACTGTTTAGCTGTCGAGTAAGCGTACTGGGGTCAATGCCAGCGCGCAGGGCGATAGCGCGAGCACTTCGCTCGCCGGTCATGGCGGTGAGATAGTGAAGCAATGTTTCGTCCATGCATTCATTATGGTGCAATTTTGCATCAAAATCAATAACAATCCCTTGGGATGCCGCTGATGCCGCATGCAATGATGCAGACATGCATCAAAACGAGTTGATTAACCACTCGATCCCGTGCATACTTGCATCATCACGGTGAACGAATGCACCAAGAAGGGATAGTAATGACGCACAAGCTCCTCATCCGCCCAGGTCTCCTCGCCCGGCTCCGGGAAACTCGAAACATCCCCAGCGAAGACGTCCAGGCTCGCATGATCGGTGTAGATCGCAGCACCCTTGGTCGTGTGGAACGCGGCAGCCAGCCGTCCGCCGCATTCATCGTCGGAGTATGCGTGGCATTCAACCTGGGCCCCGGCGAAGCGTTTGAAATCGTAGACGACTCCGCCGCGCTCGCCGCAGCATGACGATGCCCACCGAAGCCCCACACCCGATTGAGCCTAGGTATCTGGACACTGCAGATGCAGCTTGGTACCTAGGTCTGGCTAAGCACACCCTGGAATGCTGGCGCTCAGCTGGCATCGGACCTGCGTACAGCCGTCTCGGACGTCTCATTAGATACACCAAAGATGACCTGAAAGCCTGGGCTGATCGCGACCGCGTAGCCTCGTAGCCTTCACTGCCGCCTCTGCGTGCGGCCATAGCCTGACCGACTGAATCGGTCGTTGAAAGCCACCCCTGAAGAGGGGGTATTTGTCGCGCCTAAAAGCGCGTTCGCCTTCCAAAGCTGCCCGGGGTACGGGTGGCGGCCGGAGACGCGATTGTACCTGAGTTTCAGATAATTCCACAGAGTCTCATACCCCCAGGCCGAAGAGGCGCGGGGATGCCTGGCTGATTTGCGTTGGACGCTACGCCGGATGAAAAGGCCGTACCGGTCGCACCGAAGTGATGCGGCGACTTGGCGGCCGCTGTGTCCCCGGAGATCCCGGGTTGGCATGGCACTGCAGGATACCGGTTCGGCGGGCGTGCCCGTCCCAGAGATTCGAGGCTCTGGCTGCTGCTGCGCGCTCGCGCTATTTGATCTTGTGTCCCGGCGCTCCGGGCATTGGAAGGAGGAACACATGCGTAAACGCCGATATTGGGCCGCCGCCCTGGCGAGGGTGCTGGTCGTGCTGCTGATCGTGAACGTGATCTACAAGCTGGCCGGAGAAAACCCCCAGCCTTGGGGCGTCGTGCTCTGGCCGCTCTGGGCCATGGCCCTCGCGCTCGCCGGGTACATGGCCGCCCGGCTACTGAGTGGCAAGCGGGCACTGCCCGTTCGCCGAGCCCGCGCGGAGCGCCCGTGAACCGGGCGGTTGAGTGGCTGCCCACAGCAGGATAAACGATCCAACAAATGAAGAACGCCCCGCGGGAACGGGGCGCTCGATACCTGAAAGGACAGGTTGATGATTCAGAAAAAGGATAGCATCGTCCGTTTCACGATCGAAGCTGGTGCTGCCCGGTGGGCGGCGGCCGCGATGGTGGCGGCGATCGAGAGTAGCGAGGCGGCCCCGGTTATGCGGGGCGCGCTTTGGCGGTTGCATGGCGGGCAGCTGGTGATGGTCGCGGCGGATGCGTTCGCAGTTCACCGGGTGCGAGTGCCAGTTACCGTCACGACGCCGCACCTTGCGGCGATCCCGGGGCCGGAGTTTGTGGTGCCGCGTGAGGCAGTGCTGTGGCTGTTGCAGAATGCCAACTATTTCAGGAGGACTGTGCACAAGCACATCGTGGGCCGGTCTGATGTGGAGGTCGCGTTCATCCCGGGTGTGGATTTGGTTCCGGGCACGCTGCAGTTGGCGGTGACGCCCTCGGATGTGTCTCGCGGCCGGGTGCTGCTTGAGACGAATTTGGTCCGTGGTGAGTATCCGCCGGTGGAGGTCGATTTGGATGATGCGGCGCGCGGCCGGTCGGCGCCGGTTCAGCAGGTTGCTGCGCGGCGTATGGCTGCGGCGGGCAAGCTGGCTCGTCGCCCGCGGGACACGTTCCTGATTGACGGACGCAAGGTTGGTGCGGCCCGCAAGGTGTATATCCGAGTGGGCGATGCGGCATCCCCGTATGCGGAGGCGCTGTTGATGCAGTCTCCGTGGCCCGAGGCGAGCGAGGTGGCGGCATGAGCCCGGCACCGCGTCGCGCCCGTGACGTTGAGCATCCGCGTGAGCCGCTGATCCCGAAAAAGGAACGCCGCGGCGTGTATGTCGGGTTTGCCGTGTTCGCGGTTGTGTATGTCGGGTTCTTGGCGCTGATCCTCATGTTGGGGATGCACCGGTGAGGGTCTGGATTGTCGCGTGTTATGCGGCCGGGTTCCTCGCGTTTTTTATTCAGCAGGCCACGGGTGGTCTGACGATCTTGTTTATTTTTGCGGGCATCGCGTTGTCGTGGCGTCTGCACTTGACCGAGAGGTTTCCTGGTAATGACCCAGAGCATCCAGCCGAGCATCCCTGACCGGTTCCTCGCGGCCGCGGTTCTGACCGAATCGTTTCCGCTATTCGCCGATATCAACGTGGACCCGTACCGGATCCGCTTGCACGTGGGCGTGTGCACGATCGATGGGAACGTGTGGGACGAAGAGACGCTGCAGCGGCACCTCGCTGGTGTGATCGCTCTCGGGGACCGATGGCGCACTCAGCCAGCGGTCATGTCCCGCGAGATCGACATAATCGCAACCGGCACGCACGGCCGAATCCACCTGACACTCGATGAACGCTGGTGGCCGATATTCAGCACCGCCTACCACGAGGTACTGGAAACCCGGCAGATCAGCGCCGAGCTCAAGCGGTTCTATGCCGCAGAGATCCCCGACCTCCGGTGATCGGACCCAAAACACCCAAACCCACCGCCGCCGATGACCGCCGCGCCTACGCCATCACGATCAAACGCGACACCAAATGCGTCCGCTGCGGCCGCCGCGGCATCACCCTCGACCACCGCCAAAACCGGCAAACCGGAAACACCGTCCCCAGCAACCTCCAAGGGCTCTGCGGCACCGGCACAACCGGCTGCCACGGATGGAAAACCGTCAACCCCACACTCGCGCTCGCCGAGGGGTATGCGGTGAAGCGCTGGTCTGATCCTGCCCAGTGGCCGGGCCGCCGTCTGATCGGGGGCCAGCACACGTGGGTGCTGTACGACGACACCGGGGATTTCCGGGTCCTAACCGCGGCTGAGGCCGTACGAAAAATGGAAGGAGACATCCGCGATGACGACGATACCGACGCACTCGATGCTGTACGCGGTGTATTGGCCGAATGAGTCGGTCCTCAAGGTGGGGCGAGCGTGGAAGATGTCGCGGCTTCGAGGTCTGATGCGCACCGGTGCCCAGGTCGTCATGGTGGTTCGTGACCGTCCAGCTGGCGACGAGCGGGCCGCGTTGGCGTCTTTGCGTGGCCTGTTCGAGCGGGCCTTTTTTACTGCCGAGGAAAGCCTCGGCATCCTCACTCATGGGCGAGGGTTCACAGAGTGTTTCGTTGTTCCGGCTGCACGGTTCAGGGAAGCGCTCGCAACTATTTTCAGAGGGATTGCAAATAATGGCCATGACCCGGCAGAGGTACATCAGGCCGGAGCTGTTTCGGGACGAGGATCTGGCGAGTTTGTCGCCGGAGGTTCGCCTGACAGCGATCGGCTTGCACCTGTACACGGACGACGAGGGGCGGGAGTCAGCGACTCCGGCGATGGTGAAGGCGGCTCTGTGGCCGTTGGATTCCGCGATAACCGAGGACGTCGTGGACACACACCTGCTCGAACTGGCAGAGATCGGATATCTACGCCTGTACGCAGTGGGTCGCCGCAGCTACCTGCAACTGGCCCAGCTGGCCCGCGTGGACCGCGCCAAAGCCTCAACATTCCCGCCCCCACCCCCGCTCGCGAGCGACTCGCGAATGAATCGCGATCCGCTCGCGGTAGTGGAGGGAGAGGGAGAGAGAGTGAGAGAGGGAGAGTGGGCGTGGGAGAGAGAGGGCCGCGAGGAGTGGAGAGACGAGGAGGGAGCCCACTCGCGACCCCCTCTGGACAGTTCCCTACCTTCCCCCTTCTGCCGTGCACACCCAGGAGGAACAATGTCACGCTGCAGGAACTGCGGTACAGCCAGACTCGCCCACGAACAAGCCGTCAGGGCAAGCCTCGCCACCCACACCGAACCGCGGCGCTCGCCGGGGTATCCACGTTTCGAAGACGAGGGGTAGCTCATGGATGAACGCTTCACGTATGTGACCCCGGACAAAACGCGGGTGACGGTGTGGGCCCCGCCTGGTGTCGTGCCTGATGCCAAGCTGCCGTTCTCCATCGGGAAGCGGAAGATCCTCGCTGTCCGGCTGGATTCTCGATCCTTGGACTGCGAGAGGGTCAACGGAGTAACAGGCGAGTGCGGTAGCGCGGAGTGCCACCGTCGCGAGCTTGGCAAATGCCAATGCGGCCGCCATCCCGCGGGTACTCGTATTGTGCCGGATGAATCATGACAGGGCTGACTATCGGTTCGTTGTTCTCCGGTGTCGGCGGGCTGGACATGGGCGCCGAACGGTTCTTCAACGCCCGCCCGGCATGGTTCGTGGAGTTCGATTCGGCCCCGTCGAAGGTGCTCGCGCACCGGTGGCCCGGTATTCCGAACTTCGGCGATATCACCACCGTGGACTGGAACGCGGTTCCGCGCGTGGACATCCTCACTGGCGGGTTCCCCTGCCAGGACCTAAGCCTCGCTGGCCGTCGTGCCGGTATGCGCCCGGGCACCCGCTCGGGACTGTGGGCTGACTACCTCGCCGCGATTGCGGCTATCAAACCCAGAATGGTGGTGATCGAAAATGTCAGAGGTCTACTCTCCGGAGCTGCGGAATCCGATAGCGATCTGGAACCCGGTGCGGGATTTGTGGGAGACGGCCACGATGGACCTGTTCTCCGAGCACTCGGCCGTGTTCTCGGGGACTTGGCCGGTATCGGGTATGACGCACGGTGGTGTGGCTTACGCGCTGCCGATGCCGGAGCTCCCCACGGCCGGTTCCGGGTCTTCGTCGTTGCCTACCCCGCGGGCGACCCGGGGCGGTTCTGGGACCGAGACGATGTATCTGTTGGGGGCGTCGCGAGACGATTCGAACCGGACGCAGGGCGAGGTGCTTTTGAAGACCCCGACAGCGCAGCTTGCGGTGAACGGGGGTGCGCAGCATCCAGATCAGCGGAAAGCGGGCGGGCACGGGCCGACACTTGCGGACGAGGTGGAGTTCCTGCTCCCGACGCCCTTGGCATCGGATCGGAAGGGTGGGGGCACCGGGTCGAATCGCAACACGCCACAGATGCGGGATGTGCCCCGGCTGCTTCCGACTCCGGCGGCTGCAAACCCGAACGACGGCGAGGACCTGACGCAGTGGCAGGCGCGGCGGGAACGGGTGAAAGCCACCGGAGTGAATGGGAACGGATTCGGCACGCCCCTGGCGATAGCGGTGCAGCTGCTCCCGACACCGAAAGCCTCGGACAGCTACATGGATACCCCGAGCACCTCGGGACGACCTGTGGAGATGAGCACTCACCTGGGAACTCAGGTGATGCTGCAGGCCGGATATCTGGATCATCGACGTGGGGTGAGTTCTGGCCCGCGATCAACCGATGGAGGTCCGTCATCGGACGCGATGCCCCCGCCCCTACCAGGCCTGATGGCAGAGACGGACGCCACCGGCTCAACCCTGAACTCACGGAGTGGATGATGGGCTGGCCAGCAGGGCATGTGACCGCGCCGGAGATCGGGCTGTCGCGTGCTGAGCAGTTGAAGGCGTGCGGTAACGGGGTGGTGCCTCAGCAGGCGTTCCTCGCGCTCGCCGTGTTGTTGGGGCGGCCGTCGTGACCGGGCCGGTGGTGGGGCCGTGGCCGGATGCGGGGTCGTGGGTGGTGTCGCCGGCGGATCAGGAGTTGGAACTGTTTCTGCAGTCCCGGGATCCTGCCGCGGTGGATGCCGAGAGGTTTATCAATTTCAAGGGCGAAGAGAAACGCATTCTCGACGCGAAAACTAGGGCCGTCCGGGCTGATCCGGTCGGCTTTCTTTTTACTCAAAATCAGATTGATGCTGCCCGGGTGGCAGCAGAGAGGGGCATGTGATGCCTATCACTAACGAGAAGGCGCGGAGCCTTGCCCGTTCGCTCGCGAAGACCGCGATCCTGTGTGTCGACGGCGAGGAGATCTTCGCTGGGTTGAGCGAGTGGGGGTTGGACACGGATCCGGAGACAATCGCCGCGGTGGCGCAGCTGGTGCAGCGGGTGCAGGTGTCGATCGATGACGCGGGGGTGGGCGAGTAATGGCCGGCGAAACGATTATCACGGTGGTGGGTAACCTCACCTCGGATCCGGAGTTGCGCTACACGCAGTCCGGGCTGGCGGTGGCGAACTTCACGATCGCGTCCACGCCGCGGAACTTTGACCGGCAGTCGAACGAGTGGAAGGACGGCGAGGGCCTGTTCCTCCGTGCTTCGGTGTGGCGTGAGTTCGCTGAGCATGTCGCGGGTTCGCTGCACAAGGGGTCGAGGGTGATCGCGACTGGCCGGCTCAAGCAGCGTTCGTACGAGGACAAGGACGGGGCGAAGCGCACCGCGATTGAGCTTGAGGTGGACGAGATCGGTCCGTCGCTTCGGTACGCGACCGCTCAGGTGTCTCGGGTGCCGGCTGGCCAGGGTGGCGCCGCGGCCCGTTCGGCGGCTGATGAACCGTGGGCATCGGCTTCTCCGTCGTTCAATGGGCAGCCGCAGGATGGTTCGTATCTTCCTGGTGATGATGGGCAGCCGTTCTGATGGGGTCGAATTCCTCGAATCGTAGTGTGCGTGTGACTTCTGGCCCGTATTCGCCGGTGACGCAGCCTCGGGATGTTCCGGGGCCGCGGGGTTGTGGCCGGTGCCGGACGCCGTATGGGGTGTCGGCGGTGCCGTGCCCGAACTGTGCCCCGCCTGTGCTGCAGCGTCGCCTGGCCGAGCTGAGGGAGGCGAATGGTGATGCTCCCACTGCTGTATGACCGGCTACTCGCCGCCGCCCAGCATCTGTACGAGGTGGACGGCTCCCGCTGGGCAGACGCAAAGGACCGCGAACGCGCAACCTACGTGGACCTTGCCCGGCAAATCCACGGCATCCTCACCCCGACCGAAACAGCCCAGGCCGCGCTCGCCGCGGCCGCACCCAGCGAATACGAATCCGAACTGTTCGCGGTGGCCGCAGAGGACCTGCTCGCATCCGCTGTCCGCGCCGGTATCCACGCCACCATCGTCATCAACGGAATCCGCGAGCTCCGAAAAACCATCCTCAACCCGGCACCGGCCGCGCTCGCCGCAGTGCCGGCCAAGTGCATCCCGGCCGGGCGTCCGGTCATCACCCTGGAAGGAAACGAATCGTGAGTTTGAAATCCGAGATCTTTTACGCGATCCAATGTGAGTTCCCGGAGTGCGGGGAACTGTGGGAAGGCGACGACTACATGTACTCCACTGATCCAGATGCTAGCCGCGCGATGGAAGACGGTTGGTGCTGCCCCGGTGACGGCCCCGACTCATGCCCCGCCCACACCATCGCGATTGATTGCCCGGCCTCGGATATGACGACCGACGCCGCGACTGGCGAACGGTATTGCGGATGGTGCGAGGAGCAGGGAACCGACCAGCATCTTGTGATGATGCCGGATACGTGGGAAAACCGGCTGCGCGTGGCGAAGAACCGGGTGGTGCGTCGAGCGCATCTGAGCCTGGAGCGGGTGCAGTACCGGCTCGAGAACCAGATATCACGCGGGAATCTTGGCGCGGCCTTGGACCGGAGGCTTGTTCGCATATTTGAGGGCTCGTGCCGCACGGTACGCCCGGATATCAGCTACGAAGAGCTTTCCGACCTACGCCGCAAGGAGGCATCAGCATGATCGAGAAGACCGACCCGGCCCACGAGATCCCGGAAGACGTGATCGAGAAGGCCGTGCGCGAAATGCATGAGGACGGTCTGGACCGTATGGGCCATTGGGAATCGTCTTCGGAATCGGTGGAGGATGTTTGTCGGTCATTGGTGCTGCCTACGCTGCGGATCGCGTGGGCTGCTGCTCGGGAGCAGGCGTTAGCCGAGGCTGAGGAAGCAATTCTGGCACCGGGGCACGCCACTCCGACCCCGGGATCGGGGCTGGGGCACTCGAAGTCGGATGCGTTCGCGAAGGGTGTGCGGCAGGCTCACGCCGCGGTCGCCGCTCTCCGCCGCAAGGAAGGGGGCCACGCATGACCGGCGAGCAGTGCGACACCTGTGGACGGTTCATGAAGCACGAATGGTATCTGGCGTCGGACGAACCGAACGACTGGCAAGACGGATGGGCGTGCGCAACCGAGCACCCCGAGGAAGGGGGCGAGTGATGCCGGAGGCTGAACGGCCGCGCCTGGTGGAGACGGCCACGGGAGCGCAGATCCTCCCGCCTGTCCAGGCCGCGCGAGCCACGATCTCGAGGTTCCACGCACACCTCGCTTGTGACGCTGACCTGCGCGCCACAGACCAACAGTTCATGGCGGTAGCCGCACGGCTGACCGTCACCAGACAGACCGAAGGAGACACAACACCATGAGCAACATCAAACCGAGAACCGATGTCACCGTCGAGTTGCACGACCTGTTGACCGGGCCAACGGTAGTGCTGAAAAACCCTTCTGACGCGGATGGGCAGCTTTACCGTGAGCTCGGAATCCTCGAAAACGAGGTGTTCTGGCCAGCTACTGACAGCGACACTAATTCGATGTCCCCGCAGGTCCTGCGTGCTGTCGCGGATCTCATCGAGGGGGTTCCTAGTGAGTAGCGCCGGCCGAGTTAGTGCTGGGCGACCGCCCTGACCTGCAGGGTTCAGCCTGTAGTAAATCGGCTGCGGCGCTCGCCGTGGCCACAATCCAAGAAGGAATCGATTGAACAATCCGTATTACCAGGATGATCTCGTGACGTTGTATCACGGGGATTGTCTAACCGTTACCGAGTGGCTGGATGCTGATGTGTTGGTGACGGACCCGCCGTATGGAATCGGCTACCGGGAACGTTATAGGCCGGGTCGGGAGAAACGCTTGATTGCTGGTGATGCCAGCCTCGATGTGCGGGACTCTGTGCTCGCGTTGTGGGGTGACCGGCCGGCGCTTGCGTTTGGCCGGTGGGATAAGCCTCGTCCCGAGGGGACGCGGCACCGGCTGGTCTGGGATAAGGATCTTGGCCCGGGCATGGGTGATATCAGTTTGCCGTGGGGCAATGGTGAGGAAGAGATCTATGTGATCGGGTCGGGGTTTGTTGGCCGGCGTGAGAGCAACGTGATTCGGGCGCGTGGTTATGCTGCGGGCTCGGGTTCTCGGCCGGATCATCCGACGCCTAAGCCGGTGGCGTTGATGGAGGCGCTGATTGAGAAGTGTCCTCCTGGTGTGGTGGCTGATCCGTTTGCTGGTTCGGGTGGCACGTTGTTGGCTGCTCGTAATTTGGGTCGGCGGGTTATCGGGGTGGAGCTCGAGGAACGGTATTGCGAGTTGATCGCGAAGCGTCTTGCGCAGCGGACGTTTGATTTCCGGGCTCCGGTGGTGCCTGCCCGTAAGGGGAAGCCGGGTTGTAGGTCGGGGCAGGTCAGTTTCGATTTTTAGTGAGTTGTCGGGCGGTCAGCGGTTGTTGCTGGCCGCCCGTTTTGCTGCCGTGGGGCAGGGAAGGAGTACCTAGTGAGTAGTGCGCAGATGGTTCGGCCGGGGCAGGTTTGGCGGGACCGGGATAAGTGAAGCGGTGGCCGCACGGTCGAGATTGTGACCGTGGGGGCCACTCATGCAGAAGTGATGACAGATCTCGGGCGAAAGGGGCGGATCCGGCTTGATCGTTTCCGCCCCACGGCCACGGGGTACGAGTTAGTGAAGGAGGAACCTGGTGTCTGATGTTGAGAAGTTGTTGAGCGAGGCGGCGGCGCATGTGGAGGCTGCGGCGTCTACGGCCGCGCCGGCTATGGCAGAGCGGATCCGGCGTGGAGAGTCCGAAGATCTGCGTTTGCGGCTGGTGGCTCAGCTGCAGCTCGTGCTGTCGTCGCTGGTGGCTTTGGAGGCTGAGCGTGCGGTGCCTGCTGATTGGGAGGAGTTCGCGGAGGCTGATGCTGAGGCGAGCGCGGAGGGTTTGGACGGCGGCTTGTTTACGTCGCCGTATGTGGTGCATTTGGCGGGGCCGGATGATTTGTATCCGGCGAGGTCGTGGCGTGAGGCTGTGGCGGTTGCTCAGTCGTTCAATCAGGACATCGCGGCGTACACGCGTCGCTCGGAGAATGATGGGTTGGTGCGGTCGTGGGCTACTCCGTATTTGGTGGAGGACGCGGTGCGTGCTGGCGTGATCTATTCCTCCCAGGTGGCGGGGGTGTCTCATGGCTGATGTACAGAAGCTAATCGCCGAAGCGCGGCTGCGGCACAAGGCTGTCGCCCGGCACCTTGATGAAGGCGACGGAGTGAAGATTGAAACACTCGTGGGCCGTCTCGCCGATGCTCTTGAGGCTGCTACCTCCCCGGTAGAGCCGGAACCGGCCGCGGGCGTCCAGGACGACCGGGAAGCGTTGGACCGCATGGTCGGCGAGGTCGTGTGGAATGCCGAACCGCGAGGAAGGCTCGTATCCGCGATTCTCGCTGCTGGGTTCTCTCGCCCTGTAGGTGGGGAGACCGTGACCGAGTATGGGGTCACGGTGGGTCACGACCAGCAGGCTGTCGTGGTTTCGGATCGTCGTGCCCTGGCTGAGGCAACGTTCGCGGCTCATCGCAGCCAGCGGCATGCCTCCTCGGATAATCGGCTTGTTCAGCGCACAGTGGTCCGTGGTCCGTGGTCCACGGTGTTTCCCGAGCAGGACGGGGGCAAGCCGTGAGCGAGGCTGAGCGCGCTGAACGGTTCCGCAAGGCACGTACGAAGCATCGTGCGGCGCAAACCCGCGAGGAAGCCCTGTATTGGGAGGCGATGGGTGCGAAGAGTGCTCTTGCTGATCTGGTGAAGGCCCGTACCGGGTATCGGGACGGGGCACCGGAGTTGTTGGCCGAGTTGGAACGGGTCATCGACGGGGGCAAGGCATGAGACGCCCGTTCTTCTGCTGCGCATGGCGGCACTACGGCTCTAATGGACTCACTCAGTGTGTGAAGCGAGCAGGACACTGGTGGCGGCACCTCGACCGTCGTGGCGAGCGTTGGCTAGGTGGGTTCTGATGGATGGCCGTATCAAGGTAAAACGGTGGCCAGGCCGGGGTACTCGGGTGGAGGTTCGTGTGGATGATCTTGAGGACATGGGCCGCGAGACGTTCAATCGGTCGCTGGCTGAGGTTGGTATTGAGTCGTTCATGCAGGTCGGGTTCGCGGAGTTGTCGCGGTCCCGGCCTTTTGTGTGGACGGGTTTGTTTGATGAGGGGCGTACCGATCCTGGTGCGCCCGGAACGGAGGTAATGCTGTGAGTTCTAAACCACGTACGCGGGAGTTTTTCCCGAAGATGAAGCAGCGCGGCCGGTACCGCGCATATCGAGCCCCGAGAACGAACTTGTTCCCGGGGCTCGAGCAGTTCCGGCTGGTGATGGTGCAGGGACAGCTTGCGGCGCGGGTGGCGAGCGCCGCTCTAGCTGCGTTCCGGCGCGGTATCGAACGCAACCAGCTGCAGCACGAGCGTGCACGAATCTACGCGCGTGCAACTGCACAAGCGACTTCGCTCCCGTCATCTGAGCCGCAGATGCCCTACGCCGGTTCCGTCCGTGGCGCGGTGCCCAACCTGGTCTTGATTGACGAAATCCATCTACTGCGTGATGACGCTGAGGAGGGTAGCGACGTGTTCCCGCTATCCCTTACCGACCCGAACGATGCCGAACCAGCTGCGGCGCTCGCCGAGGTTGCTGAATCGCGTGTGTCTTGGTGGCGACGAGTGTTTGGCGGTGGCCGGCGGTGACAGGGGTCGCGTGTGTGGCTGATTCGATTGCAGGGTTTGGTGGGTGCCGTGTTCGTGGCGCGCATCTTGCGTCGTGTGATGGTTGGGAGATCACGCTTACGCCATCTGGTGAAGTGTACTCGGGGAAGGAGTGCAGGGGGTGCGTGCCTCGGGAGGCGGTGACGGGGTGGGTGTGTGCTTCGTGCTTGGCGCAGGTGCGTCAGGCGATTCATGAGTCGGCGGAGTACATGACCACGTGGGCGGGGCATGACCGTCTCATACAGACAGACAGTGCCGGCGGCGGCTCAGGTGAGAGTCAGGTGCCGTTGTCACCGGTTGCGTTGCTGTTGGATGAGCTGAACCGGCTGCTTGCATCGTTTCGGGGCAACACCGAGGTGTGGGTGTCCACTGAGGCGAGCGCACGCGCAGCGGTGATGTTCGCACGGGCATTCAACGCGGGGAAACGAGCTCACCCGATCCGGGATGAACCACGCCGGGTGCTTCTGGCTCGGTGCCCGGAGTGTGCCATGAAAGCGCTGATGTGGATCCCGCCTGCCACGGTGCGAGGCCAGGCGAGCATCGTTTGTAAGAACCCAGCCTGCGGGCATCGGATTGACGAAGACCAATTTGAGGAGGTGTCAAATGGGTGAGAAATGGATCACAGTGGCGGAGGCGGCCACGCTTGCAGGGCGGTCGCCGCATCGCATCTACTGCTGGATTCGTGATGGTGACCTCGCCGAGCGGAACGATGGAGACGGTGTGAAACTGGTGAAAGCTACGGAAGTTTTGCGAGTAGAAGCTGCGAAAAAGCGCGGGCGAAAACCTGGTGTCGCGGTAATTCGTTAAAGTCGTTAAAGTATTTCATGAGGGTGGAGTACTCCGCCTAACCCGCTCCACTTCGGTGGGGCGTTCGTGTTTAGCGGGAAGGGCATCGACTTCGGTCGGTGCCCTTCTCTGGTTTAACCAGACGACAGCTGGAGGTGACTCATGGCGATATTTGTTTGCCCAGAATGTCCTGCCGAGTACACCTCGCACATGGCCGCTGAACAATGCGGCGAAGATGACCGCACGCAAGACCGTCGCAATCGTGCCTGGATGAATCGTCACCGTCGCCACAACGCCACAACGCGAGATAGCAATGACGCGGACGCGTGATGGCAAAGGCCACCGAGCCTACCGTCGCAAACAGGCCGCGCTGAAGCGCCGCACCGCAATCGAGAACCTGCCCTGTGGCCACGGCTCACCACACGGGTGGGGATGTGGTGAACCAATCGATACCACGTTGCCTCACACCGACCCGATGTCCTTTACTGCAGACCACCCGCTGGCCGTTGGTAATGGCGGGCACCTCGTCCGCCAAGACCTCGTGCCCATGCACCTACGGTGCAACAGTCGCAAGGGTGATGCTGCGCCGGCCGAGATCTGGGCTGCTAGCTAATCGAAGGAGAACAGCATGAACGTATCCGCTCAGGTAGATGTCGTCGTGGCCGCAGCGGCAACCTCGCCAGCAGCAGCCCACCCGGATCCGGTCGCCGAGCCAGCGCGCCGCGTGATCGTCCTCGCCCCCAACAAGACCGAGGGGTACGACGAGGCACGGGCGCTCGGGATTGAACCCGTCGCCGTCGTCACGCCTCGTTCGCCACACGGTGCACGTGGGCTCACGGCGGACAGGATCCTGGAGACCAGCAACCTCACCCCAGAACTTCGCGAGGCGCTCATGCGTGATGTGAGCCCCGCATTAGTCGGCGCTGGCCCTGCCCCTACTAGCATCCAGGAGGTGTGACCATGGCTGAGATCGGGACAGTCTCCGTGCCCGTGCAGATCGCGGTGAATGCAGGTAAACCCGCCTTCCCCATCGCCACGGCAGTTACCGAAATTACGGTGAAGGTTCTGGGTGTGCCAAGCCCACTCGGCGCGCAAAGCGTGAGCATGAAGCTCGATGCCGCCGGGCTGCGTCCTGCGGTCGCACGTGCCCTGCGAGAGATGGCTGACGAGATCGAGAACGAAGACACCGTGCCAATCAGCACCGGGATATGGGCAGACCGCGAACACTCTCTCCATGAGCTGGTGCAGCATCGCGACGGAAAAGAGCCCTGGTGTAAAGGTTGCGGGCTCAACGCGGCGGGGCAACCACCTTCCGCTCGCCGGCGCGCAGGTAAGGCCTCACAGGACACATGAAACTAACTGCCTGGCTCATCCGCCACCGTGACGCAGCCGCCGAAGCTTGGCTCAACGCCATGGATACCGGACACCACGAACGCCGCACACATCGCCGCCTGGTCTTCTGGGACGCCCTCTTGGGCATCTGGACCCGCGACGGCACCCGCCGCGCCTGACCTCGACCCGGCATCGCCAAAAAATCCAGCGATGCCGGGTCACTGCCCACCTCCCGCGCGCTTGTGGCGCTTCTCTCTCCGCGATTTGCGGGGTTCTAACGTCAATTCAGGCTTAACGCTGATTGGGGGTGTGGCATGCCTCGCCCTCCGGCCCCCTGCGGCACGTACTCGGCCTACCGGCGCCACCTTCGCGATGGTGAAGACGTGGATGCTGAGTGCCGAGCGGCGCAAGTGAGTTATGCGGCCGAACAGAAGAAAGCGAGGCACGCGGGTAGCCACCTCGGACCAGTTGCCGGCCAAGATCTGGGGCCGCGTGGGGTTGCCTATCGCGACTCGATTCTTGGCACCTCTACCAAAGTCCCTGCAGCCAAGGAGCACCTCGTGATCGAGGGGGCACGGATGGCAGATCGGCTTGAGCAGATGAACGACATTATCTCGGGCAAGGGCGTCATCAAGCTCTTGCACTTCCGGATGAAAGAGCCCATGGATGCTGACGGTCTCGTCACGGTGGAGATGTCCATTGACGGGGTGATGGCCGAGGTGCGCCAGCTACAGGCTGCATTCGAGCGCCTCACCAAGACCCTCCTCACACAGTTCGATGTGGGGGCCGCGGAGAAGGGAGCTGATCCGTTTGACGCTTTCTTCGGGGGGACTAACGTTGTGGGGATCACAACGGCCCCGTCTCGAAAGCAGGCCTAAATCTGCCGGGTCCCACGGCGAGCGTGTTCTCAAATTCGCGGAGCTGTGCGGGCTGACTCTCGACGAATGGCAAGCCTACGTTGTAGGTGCGCTCTTCGATGTCGACGCAAACCAGGCTTGGGCGGCAGCGGAATTCGGTCTGCTGGTAAGCCGGCAAAACGGTAAGGGCGAGATCCTGGTCGCCTACGACTTGGCGCACCTGTTCCTGTTCCCGCGAACTGACAACCGCCGCAAGACAATCTTGCACACCGCCCACGAGGTGAAAACTGCGATCGACGGATTCCAGCGTTTGGCCGGGGTTATCGAGTCGGTGCCGAAGCTCATGGCTCGAGTGGACAACATCTACACGGCCAACGGCCAAGAAGGGGTCGTCCTCAAAAAGCGTCCCGGGCAGTTGCAGGGCGATCGCTGCCGGTTCATCGCTCGAACCAAGAAATCAGGTCGAGGATTCGCAGCAGATGTCGTTGTCTATGACGAAGCCCAAGAACTCAGCCTGCAAGCATCGAACGCGCTGCGATACACCCAGTCCCAGATCGACAACCCTCAAGGCCTCTACACCGGTACCGTACCCGAAGACGGTGAAAACGACGCAGAAGTGTGGGAAGGCCTGCGCGATCGCGGACGCCGCGGCGACGGGAAGCGCACAGGCTGGATGGAGTGGAGCCCAGAAGGTTCCGAAGATCCCGACATCGCCGACGCGATCGATCTGAGCGACCATGCTGCGTGGATCGACTCTAACCCTTCAATGGGGTGGCGGATGCCGGTGGCATCAGTGCAGGAGCAATACGAAGGGTCCAAGGATGTTGACCCCGAAGGATTCAAACGTGAGCGTCTGTCGATCTGGCCAAATCGCCGGGCGGCAGTAGCCGCCAAACTTTCCGAGCTGGATCTTGACGCCTGGTCCCATCAAGCCAGTGACGATGCGGCAGTAGCTGGGGATGGAGTCGTGCTGACGCTGGCCCTTGGCCGCGGCGGCGGCTACGGAACCATCGGCGCGGCCGTTCGGGTCGATTCTGACCAAATCGCCGTCGAGCACCTCTGGACCGAAAAAGGCACCCGCTGGATCGCAGAGAAACTCAAAACGTACAAGGCCGAGTACGGTAACGCGCTTGTCGTTCTGGATCCGAAAAACTCGGCCGCTGTCATCGGGTCGCTGGATGCTGCCGGGATCAAGTATCTCGCGATGAATCTCGATGAGATCGCGGCCGCTCACGCAATCTTCATCGAACACGTGAACGCCGGGCTGGTACCTCACCGTCCCCAGGAAGAGGTAGCGAAGTCTTTGCAATTTGCAACCACTCGCAACCTCGGCCGTGCCGGCCAAACCTGGGAACAGTCCGACCCAACTAAGCCCATCACTCAAGCACAGGCCGTCACCTGGGCGCTCTGGGGAGTCCTCAAGTCTGAGGCCACCCCGCGCAAACCCCCACCGCCGCCCCCGCCGAAAGCTGAAGCGATACCCCGCACCGGCACTGGCCAAAACGAACCCAATCTAGCGCTTGCGCGATTCTGACAAGGAGGCCGCATGCACGAGATCGGATACCAGGTAGACAAGACCCTTCTCACCTGGGGATCGCTCGTGGCCCAAACCCACGAAACCAATCCTGACCTGCAGTGGCCAGGATCAAACGACGTATTCGATCGGATGCGCCGTGAAGATCCCCAGGTGAAATCCGTGCTTCGCGCGGTCACCCTTCCCATCATGCGCACCGAATGGGTGCTTGACGGATCTGGCTGCCGTCCCGAGGTCGTCGCGCACGTTGCTGCAGACCTCGGTCTTCCTGTGAAGGGAGAGGCGTTCGTTGCTCCGGTCCGGACCAAGGGACGCTTCTCCTGGAAGGAACACCTGCGTCTGTCGCTGTTGTCACTGGTCTATGGGCACTCGTACTTTGAACAGGTTTATGACCAGAGCGGCAGTCAAGCGCATTTGACGAAGCTGGCATGGCGGCCACCCCGCACAATCTCAAACATCATCGTGGGAGAAGACGGCGGCCTGGAGGCTCTCGAACAACATGGCGGCGCGGGTAAATCGAAGGTGCGCATCCCGGTAGATCGGCTCGTGGCCTACGTCAACGAACGTGAAGGCGCGAATTGGCTGGGCGAGTCACTGCTGCGCTCGGCCTACAAAATGTGGCTACTCAAAGACCGGGTGCTCCGCATCCAGGCCCTCACCACTGAGCGCAACGGCCTTGGTGTCCCCGTCTACGAAGCTGCTGAGCTTCCCGAAGACCTCACCGGGGCCGAGCGTGACGCATGGATGAAGTCCGAGAAGGAAGCGGGATTGGAGCTCACCAAGAGCTTCCGTGCCGGGGAAGGTGCCGGAGCATCCATCCCGAACTCGGCAAAGCTCACCCTCACCGGAGTCACGGGAAAGCTTCCCGACACCGATGGGCCGATCCGGTACTACGACGAGCAGATCGCCCGCGCCGTGCTGGCGCACTTCCTGAACCTCGGCACCGAGACGGGATCGTGGGCACTCGGCTCCACCTTCGCCAATTTCTTCACCGACTCGCTCAACGCTGTAGCTCAGCACATCGCCGAAACTACCCAGCAGCACGTCATCGAAGACCTCGTAGACCTCAACTGGGGGCCGGCTGAACCAGCCCCGCGTTTGGTGCCCTCGGCAATTGGCGAGCAGCAGGCCGCAACCGCCGAAGCGGTCAAAGCCCTCATCGAGTGCGGGGCGCTCTCAGCGGATCCGCAGCTGGAGCAATTCCTGCGAGCCAAGTACGGGCTGCCAGTAAAGAACACCACTGCCACCAGCGATACCGGGACGAACGCTGCCGAGCGAGCACGAAACGCCGCCGAGACTGCACAGAAGGTCTACCTCGCCACGGACAAAAAACCACTGCGACAAGAGGAAGCACGCGAGCTCATCCGGCTCGCTGGTGCCGATCTGGTCGGCGAGGGGCCGCCCGGCGAAACCATCCCACCAACCAAGCCTGAGGAGGCCGCATGACCGACACCACAAAGTGGCCCAACCGATACTGGGGAACGCTTGCCCCGCCCCAGGCAAAGGCTGAATTCTTCAACGCCGTGACAGCTCCGGCTCCTTCCGGGACCGGCACAGTGGCGACGATCCGTATGTACGGCCCTATCGACTCTTGGGGCGGCTACTGGGGTATCTCGACTAAGGACGTCGGTGCGGTGCTGGATGCCCTGCCGGACGAGGTGACGCAGATCATCCTGCGCATCAACTCGCCCGGCGGCGAAGTCTTTGAGGGCGTTTCGATACTCAACATGCTCCGTGCGCACAAGGCCAGCGTGACCGCCGTCGTTGACGGACTGGCCGCGTCGGCCGCCTCAGTCATTGCCGCTGGCTGCGATGACGTAGTGATGTCCCCTGGCACCCAGATGATGATCCACTCGCCCTCGACAATCGTCTGGGGCAATTCCTCCGACATGCGAAAGACCGCCGACGTTTTGGACAACGTTGAAGCCTCACTGATCGAAATCTACTCCTCAAAGGCAGGCGAAAAGGACTGGGCCACGCTCCTTGCAGACGAGACCTGGCTGACCGCCACCGCAGCGGTGGAGCTGGGACTTGCTGACCGCGTAGCGGTCATCCCAGACGCAGGTGAGTCAGAAACAGTCGGCGTCGACGACCCAGACGAGTTGCTTGAAGACGGCGATGACATCCAAGACCAAGCACCACGACTACGCGGTGCCCACGCCGCGATGCGAGCCTTCGCTCGCACCCCAAACCTCCCGAGCTCGTCCGAGCCGGGTGCCCCCAACCGAAAGGAGACCACTGTGGCTTACAGTGATCTGACGGCTGGCCTTCGCGAGCGGCTCGGCGTAACCGACGCCGCCGCATCCGACGAGGCCCTTCTCGCAGCCCTCGACGAAGCACTCGTTGAGCAGGCTGACACTCCCGCGGCCCCGGCCGCATCCATCCCCGCCGGCGCAGTTATCATGGACGCCGCCAGCCTCGCCGAGCTTCGCGCCCAGGCGGCCCTTGGTGCAGAAGCCCGAGCGCAGCAGGAAAGCGACCGCCGCGACGGCATCGTATCCCAGGCGCTGTCCGAGGGGCGGATCGCTGCCGCCTCGCGCGATCAGTGGCGCGCGCAGCTCGACTCGGACGAGACCGGCATCACGACCCTGCTGGCGTCCTTCCCGAAGAACGCTGTGCCCGTGGCCGAGATCGGGCACTCAGACACTCTGACCAGTTCCGGTGATGCCCTCTATGGCACCGTGTACGGCCCTACTTCGAAGGAGGCCTAATCATGGCTAAGAGCTATCTCCCCCTTTTCCGTCCCGGCGATACTGTCACATTCAGTGCCGCCGCAGCAGTTTCTGCCGGCCAGCTTGTAGAGGTCGGAACTGTCGATATGTCGGTCGTCCCGGCGGTCGCCGCATCGGCAAAGTATGTCGGTGTCGCCGGCCACGATGCCGCCGCAGGCGACAAGACCACCATCGAGATTGGCAAGCCGATCCACGAGCTAAAGGCAGTGGGTGCGATCACTCGTGGTTCAAAGCTCGAAGCTGCCGCAGCAGGCGGCGTTCGCACTCTCGCGGCCGGCGACGCGATTTTCCTCGCCCTGACCTCTGCAGCGGACGGCACCGTCGTTCGCGCAATTCAGCTCTAAGAAAGGAGCAAATGATGCAGACCTACCCTCTCACCCCCAGCCAGCTCGCAAACGTGTCGGCAGCTGACCTGATCGCGTTCTTGAAGTCGCCAACGCTCATCGCCCGCCGCTTCGCAGAAATCCTCCAGGCGCAGCAGTTCCTTGGGCTGTTCTTACTCCAGAAGCGATTTACCATCACCGGTGGCGCTATCGGAGTGCCGATCAACGAGGTGATCCGTGCCCAGCGCGGCGCAGAAGTTGTGAATCCCGGAGCAGAATACAAGCTCACTCCGATGTCCGCAGAAGAGTATGAGTTCTACTCGGCGACCAAGGAAGGACTCGCTACAGAGGTGACCGACGAACAGGTTGGTCGTCTCCTCCGCCAGCCCATCGATGACGCCTTCGCCTTCCTGCAGACCGAACTCGTGTTCTCCGCAAACGACGCCGCACTCGGCGCAGTCGCATCTTCGGTAACGAACACGGTTGCGGCCGGTGCCGCTTGGACAAGCGCAAAGCAGATCTACAAGGATGCGCTTCGCGTGAAGGCGGCAACCCGCCGCCAGAAGCTCGGCTACGACATCGATACGGTGGTGCTCCCGGGAGAGCTGTACGCCGAGGCGATCCCCGAGCTGCTGGATATTCTGCCCAAGGACAGCGGCCAGGCTCTCACCGATGGCTTCCCGAATATCGCGGGTATTACCTGGATCCCGGACGATGGTGGCGATATCACGGACCCTCTGTTCCTCGACCGTCGCAATCTCGGCGGAATCGCACGTGAGCAGATCCCCACGCCGGAAATGCAGCCCATCGGCGGTGATACCGGCGTTGAGATCGCGGCGATTCGCGTGCCCACGGCGGAGAAGACCCGCCTTCAGGCACGTAATGTCCACGTGCCGATCGTGACCGACCCCCTCGCCGGCTTTTACCTCACTGGAACGGGGGCTTAATCATGACTCAGTATGTGGCAACTGCAGCAGTGGTCAAGGTAGCAATCGGCTCGGCTTCCGGAAATCGGGTCGCTGCGTTCGTGCAGCGCGGTGGCGTTATCCCCGACGGCATCGCTGAAGCTCAGATCAAGCACTTGATTGAGCGCGGGCTCATTACCGAGGCCGAGACCGAAAGTGAGCCGAGCCCGCCAGAGGAGATTGCGCTTCCCGAAGGTGCCCCTTCTGCGGAATGGTCCGCGAAGCAGCTCGACAAGTTCGCGCAGGAACACGGGATTGATCTTGGCGCTGCCAAGACAAAGCCCGAGAAGGTCGCTGCGATCACCGCAGCCGCAAAAGAGTAGACAGAAGGGGGCGATGACGTGATCACACCAGCTGACATTCCGGATGTCCCAGAGGATGTGGCCCGCCGGATCATTGTGGCGGGACGTTCCATCGCCCCCTGCATCGACTCGTTCCCGGTGGGGAGCGAGGACCAGAAGAACGCGATCGCGATCCTGCGAGGGGTGGCCGCCGAGGCACCCGTCGCAGGTTCCAGGCGCGTGCGCGCTCAGCGAATCGGCTCGGCATCTGTTGACTACTGGAATGCCGACACCTGGATGGACGAGGACCGCCGAGCGTTGCGATCGCTGTGCAAGGCTGCGGCCTCGCCCGCAGCTGGCCCTGTGGGCAGTTTCCCTGCCGCTCGCCCCATTTCCCGAGCCTGGCCGGAAGGGAGCTACTCGTGAATTTCCCCCATGGACGGACCGTGTACCGTCTCCGGCCAGGCCCGCTCGAGGATCCCTATTCAGGGGAGGTCATTCTCGGAGACTGGGACAACCCTGACATCCTCCAGATCCCGGGTGCATTCGTTGCTCAAACCTCAACTTCGATGCTTGCTGGTGCGAGCCGAGAGCAGGCACTGGAATCCAAGTCACTGTTTTGCGCCGCAAACGTCGACGTCCAAAAAGGCGATCGTATTCGCGCCGGTGGAGACGACGAGCCGATCTACTCGATAGACGGCATCCCGCCCGCCGCCGACGTGAATCCGTGGACCGGCTGGGCACCGGCGCGCGAGATACCGCTGACCCGCGCAGTCGGATAACCGAGGGAGAAAAGCATGCCGGCCAAGGGTCAAACGGAAGTCAACTTCAACACCTACTACTTCAACAACATCATGAAGTCTGCGGGTGTAGACAAACTCACGAAGGCGGCCGCCGACCGTGCCGCCGCCGAAGCGAAAAAAACCGCCCCAGTAGACACAACCGCATACCAGCAAAAAATCGGTGTTGAGGCCCGCCAGTCACGATACCGGCGTGTGTATCGTGTCGTCGGCCGAGATCCAAAAACCTTGCTTATCGAGGCCAAGACCGGCAACCTCGCCCGGGCGCTGAAAGCCTCGAAAACATGAGGGTCGTAGCCCCAGACCTAGAGCTCTGGCTCACCAAGCACGTCCGCGCGCTCGCCGCAGCCGAGAACAAGATTGCCGATGTCAGCAACAAGGAGCCATCTACGCTCGCGGTGCCATTGAAGAAACCGTTGATCGTGATCCGAGTTGATCCCGGCGCTCGACTATCTCCTGTCACCTTCGATATATCCATCGGAGCATCTGTCTTGGCCGGGTCTAAACAGAACGAATCCCCCGCGAAAGATCTTGCACGCTGGCTCGCTGGGATCCTCCACGACGACGCCTTGCCCCTGGTAGATGACAGCCCCATCGCATTCGTCAACTGGGACGGCTGCACCAGCCCGGCCACGGTGATCGACCAACTCGATGTGTCCCGTCAATACCTGACGGCTCAATACGTCGTCTCTGGCTCTTGGTGAGCCATCCACTCAACTAACCCCCGCACCGCGGGAGAAGGAGCACACTCATGACTGCTGATTCTCAGGGCAACGACCTTGACGCCGTTGGCATCCCGATCACGGGACTGGCCGCGTTCGCACCAGTCCTTGCCGCCAACGTCATCGAAAAGAACAAGCTGGGCGCGAGCCCGCTGGTACTGCCCGCGGCGTATAAGCGCCTCGGCCTGTACAAGCAGGACGGCGGTCCTGCCGAAAGCCGTGAAGGCGGCGACGCGCTGGAGTTCTTCCAGAAGGGCTACTCGTTGGCCGGCGACGGTACTCGAACCGTGGTTATCGGCCTGGCCGAGCAGAATCCCACCGTCCAGGCACTCCTGGAGGGAGCCGAGCCTGATGTCAACGGCGTGATCGAAGTTTCCTCGTCCCTGCCAAACAACCGTTTCATCCTGCTGGTCGTCACCAAGTACCGCAACGGTACCGAAAAGCGTCGCATCGGCGTCGCGGCAATCACCGCGATCGAGCCGGACCAGCAGGAGCGCGGATCCGTCGAGGGCGCAAACGTGACCTTCACTTGGCAGGAAGACCCGCTGTTCAACAGCGCACCCTTCTGGCAGTGGGGCCCGGCGGCTCCCGCCACCGTTCCCTCCGAGGGGTAGCACAGACCACTGGCCGGGGTGTCATCGGGTCGCCCCGGCCAGTTTTCAATCACACCCGATAACCCGAAAGGAACAACCATGACTGCAAAGACCACTGCTGCTGCAACCGCTGCCGAGCCCGAGTACGATTTCGACAACTGGTCCGAAGAGGACGAAGCCAAGGCGCTCGCCGCTCTCGCACCGGACATCAAGCACATCATCGTCGAGAAGAACTTCATCGGCCGTTTCCCCGACGGGACCATCGTGAAGGTACCCCTCTCGATCAGCCTGGACGATGTTGATGCGATGAGCAAAGACTCGGTAAACCCTGTCGACCAGTTCAAGACCCTGCTGTCCCAGGTCGGCGGGGACGAGGTGTCCGCCGAGTTCTCCCGGCACGATCTGACCGAGACCATCGCGATGTCCGAGCGATTCTTCACGACCTTCTCGCGTATCACTTCGGCCACACTCCCGGAATAATCGCCGTCGCCCAGATCATCACAAAGCACCGCGGATTGGTCGCTCGCACTCTGCGCGAAGCGTTCAGCGTGGGGCTGTCGGATCTGGGCGACGGCCTGTCCTGGGGTGAGGCAAAGCTCTTGATCGAAGAGGCTGCTGGGGACCCAAGCACAGCGTTTGGGGCAGAACTTGCCGGCTGGGCATACCCCGCGACTACGCCCATGCTGATCTCGCTGATGGCGCAAATCAGCGACCAAAAAGCAGCGAACGCGGTAATGCCCTGGGTGATGAATAATCCCCGCAGACACGGCGCTCAGGCAACCACGGACGAGGTTGCGGAAGCTGCTGCACAACTGGAAGACAGCATCGTCTTCAGCTAGCTAGGAGGCGACATGTCATCAGAGGTTGGGTCCGGACACATCAGCATTTTTCCGGTGATGCCGGGGTTCAAGTCCCGTGTCGCCAAGGAAACAAAAAACGCTGGTGCTGAGGGGGCCAAGTCTTTCGAGGGCGGGTTCTCCAAGGCTGGCGCGAAGACAGGTCGCAGCCTCGGCCGCGACCTGAAGTCAGGGCTGTCGGCCGGAGCTGGTGACCTGGGCGCGGCGGAGCTGGGCAAACTGAATCGCAGTGTTGCCGCAGCCTCCGCCGCGCTGTCCAAGACTCGTCTTCGGCAGCAAGATGACGCAGGTAAGGTGCGCATCGCAGAGGTTCGCCTCCAGGAGGCGATCGCGAAATCTGGGGAGGGATCAGCACAGGCGGTCGCCGCAGAGGAACGCCTAGCGACTGCCCGCCGAAACCACAGTGCATCCACCGATGCGGTCACGGCTGCGTCAGTTCGTCTCAAGGCAGCACAGGAGGCCCTCTCTAGCGCGACAGCTACGGTCTCGGTGGCCACAAGCGCGGGGTCAAATTCTCTGCAGAGGTTCGCCAAGGATTTGCAAGCAGGCTGGCAAGAGGCCCGCGCCGGATCGTCGGCGTTCACCGGCGTAGGCGCTGCAATCGGTCAGCTTGCACGCGCGGTAGTGGATCCGGCAGTTGGTGGGCTGGGACGATTCCGACAGGGATTTTCCGATGCCCAGATTGCCGCATCATCGTTCTCTGGCGCGCTCGGTACTCTCGGCGGGGCGACGCGTGTGTTTACCGATGCGCTTGCTCGGCCGTGGCTGAACTTCATTGACGGGTTCCGCGATGCGAACGCAGCCGCGTCAAAGTTCACAGGCGTGCTCGGCTCTCTGGGAGGTACTTCCCGGAAGGTCTTCAACGCGATCACCTCGGCTGCGCGCACTGCTGGCTTGTGGGTTGCTTCACCCTTCATAAATTTCAAAACAGGGTGGTCCTCGGTCGCGGCTGCTGCATCGAGTTTCACGGGCGTTTTCGGGACTCTTGGTGGTGCGGCCCGGGCAGCATCTAACGCAGTCGCCTCTGGCGCACGCACGGCCGCGCTGGCCGTGTCCTATCCGTTCCGAAACTTTGTCGCTGGCTGGGCTTCGGCTGCAGGCGCAGCATCGTCATTTACCGGTGTGTTTGGATCGATCGGCGGCGCAGCTCGGCAGGCGGCCTCAGCTGTCGGCTCGGCAATGTCGAGCATGGGTGCCGGAGTCGTATCCGTGGCATCTGCGATCGGCTCGCGCGTGCAGGCCGTCTTTGCCCCCGTCACCAATGCCGTGCGCAGTGTCGCAACTACCGTCGGCAACGCCTTCTCATCGGTGGCGTACTCTGTAGGCCGCTACCTCGCCCCAGTGGGCGCAGCTGTGGGCAGCGTCTTTTCCAAGGTGGCCTCCACGGTCGCCTCCGCCGCATCGCAGATCACTCCGAAATTCGTCTCTGGGCTGGCAGGCATAGGCTCTGCCGCAGCATCCAGCCTGCAGTCAGTGGTGGAAGCCGCCGCGCGTGCCGGTGCTGCCGCCGGGCAGGCTCTTGGTGCCGGCATCAAGAACGTGGCCACCGCCGGTGTCCTGGCAGCCGGCACGACAATTGGCGTTGCCCTTGGGTCGGGACTTGCCCGTCTTACCGCGATCGACACAGCCCGTGCCAAGCTGACAGGCCTCGGAAGCGACGGTCAAAAAGTCGCCCTAATCATGAAAGACGCAACCGCGTCAGTCAAGGGAACGAGCTTCGGTCTGGGCGAGGCCGCTACGGTTGCGGCCTCGGCCGTCGCCGCCGGTATCAAGCCAGGCGAAGCACTCCAAAAGCACCTCAAGTCAATCGCTAACAACGCCTCCACCGCTGGCATGTCCATGGAAGAAATGGGCTCGATCTTCAACAAGGCCGCCACCCAGGCGAACGGCGTGCAGAACGATGTCATCAGCCAGCTCGGTGACCGAGGACTCCCGATCTATCAGGCCCTCGCTGATCAGATGGGGGTGACCGCTGGCGAAGTCTTCAAACTGGCTTCCTCGGGCAAGGTCGATTTTGCCACGTTCTCAATCGCTGCTGAAAAGGCCGCCGGAACGGTTGCGGATGAAATCGGGAAGACCATTCCCGGGGCATTCAAAAACCTGAAGGCAAGTCTGGGACGTTCCGGCGCGAACATCTTCGGAGGCATCAACAAAGAGACCGGCGAAATGTACGGTCTCTACTCGCGTATCGGACCGCTAATCAAGGCTGTTACCGACGCGATGGAGCCGCTTGAAGCACGTGCTGCAGCGATCGGCACCAAGCTCGATACGCTCCTCGGCCCCGCGCTAGAGCGCATCACCGGATTCTTCACCCACCTCAGTACCGGCGCCGGACTCGTCGGCACCAAGCTTGAAAGCCTCTCGGGGATCATCGGTCCGCTCGGTGGCGTTATGGCTGCGCTCGGAGCTGGCGGGCTCGCCTCGATCCTGGCGAAGCTCGGTCCTCTCGGTGCCCTTATCCCTGGGCTAGGAGGTGCCCTCGGGCTGCTGGCGTCACCGTTGGGAATCGTTGCCGCGGCATTCGCCGGGTTCGCCCTCAGCGGTGGCGACGCCAGTGCACTGGTGTCGAGCATTACGGGGATCGTGGGCAGCGTGGTTGCCGCGCTCCCTGGGCTTGTGACGCAGATTGCTGCGTTCATCCCAAAGATCGTGTCGTCAATTCTTGAGCAAGTTCCCGCGCTCTTGGCTGCCGGCACTCAGATCGTCGATGTGCTGGTGCAAGGACTTGTGCTGGCGCTCCCCACGATCATCACGGGCGCGCTCGCGCTGGTCCAGGGACTGATCTCGGCAATCGTTGCGAATCTGCCGTTGATAATCCAGGGCGCGATCACACTGGTGACCACGCTAATTCAGGGAATCGTGACAGCGATCCCCCTCCTGGTCCAGGCCGCGTTGCAGCTAGTCAACGGTCTACTCACTGCGATAGTCGCAGCGCTGCCCGTCATCATCGAGGGTGGCATTCAACTGCTCATGGCTCTGATCTCTGGGCTTATCAGTGCGTTGCCTCAGCTGCTCACGGCAGCGTTGGATCTCGTCATGGGGCTGCTGACAGCGATCCTGAATAATCTGCCGATGATTATTGATGCCGGAATTCAGCTGCTGTTGTCGCTGGTCACGGGCCTGATTGGCGCACTCCCGCAACTGATTACTGCCACGATCACGCTCGTGTTGCAGCTGGTGGCGGGGCTGCTGAAGATGCTGCCGAAACTCATTGAGGCAGGACTCCAGCTTGTGGTGTCGCTAATCATCGGCCTGGTCAAGGCGATTCCGCAGATCATTGCCATGTTGCCGCAGATCATCGCGGCAATTTGGAACGGCCTGATGGGGGTCAACTGGCTAGACCTGGGTGTGCAAATCGTGATGGGCATCATCAAGGGCCTTGGATCGATGGTTGGGTCACTGGTCAACGCGATCGTCAAACTCGCCGGATCCGCGTTTCAGGGGTTCAAGGACTTCTTCGGTATCAAGTCCCCGTCCCGGCTGATGCGCAAGGCTGGCGTGCACGTGGTGGAAGGCGCTGTTGGCGGTGTGGAAGACGAGGGGCCAAGCTTCAGTGCGGCCCTGGTCACCATGGCCAAGAGTGCGTCGTCACGAGCGCAGTCGGCGATGTCCTCAGTATCAGCGGAGGTATCGGGAAGTGCCGTGTCAGGTGGCAGGTCAACTGCAACGCCTGGAGGTGGAGATCACGATCAGCGAGACGATACCGGCAAGAGTCCGGAAGCCAACCGGCCCGTGCAAATCGACGTACACAACCCCGATCCGATGGTCGCGGCGCGTGTGATTGCTGAACATCTAAGGTGAGGAGTGTGGCATGCGCATAAGCATCCAAACAGTCGCACGGCCGGCGGAAGTACTCACGCTAGTAGACGGTCCAAGCAGCAACCCGTGGCCTGTCCGAGGCGAGGTCGTGGGGCTCGAGCGCGACGGATTGGAAGGTTGGTATAGCCCGGCCTCCACCCGGGTAGATGACCAACCTGATCTGCCCCATCTGCACGGAACGTATTGGCCAGAAGCGGTGTACCTGAGCAACCGGGTACTCACGATTCGTGGGTTCCATGCTGCAGGCATTGGGTCGGGCTCGTCGTTATCGGCGGCCCGGCTGAGGGATCGTGTCGCGGCGCTGGTGGGTGAGGTGGTCATGGTGACCGTCGATGACCCTGCCGGCCCGCGGCACGTGACCGGCTATGTGGCAGATGCGCCCGGAATCGATCGCCTGTCAGAGCGCCGCTCAAAGTTCTCACTGGTTATCTCGTGCCCGGACCCGCTGAAGTACGGTCCGCGTGTGGACTATTCGGTATCCGGGGCCAGCGTGCTGGTATTGAATTCCGGCACGGGCCCAGTGGCGCCGGTGCTGACAGTTTCCTCTCGGGTGACCGTAGTTGATGTTCAGCTTGGGGGTTCCCGTGTGCGCTGGAGCGGGGCCGCCGATTCTTTGCTGCTGGATCTGGGCGACGGCCGGCCGCTCGGCCCAGATGGACAGGAAACGGGTGTGCTGATCTACGCCGATGCGCTGCGGGTTCCCCCCGGTGAGCATCGGCTGACAGTGACGTGTGATGGGTCTTTGACGGTTTCGGTTCGATCGGGATGGAAATAATGCAGGTTCGTATTTTCAACACTGTCGATGGGTCCCCCGTGCTCGGCTCAAACGTCGCCCCCGTATCCAATGTTTCGTGGTCACTCGATTACAACGCGCCCGACTCGATGGAGCTCACCCTTGACAAAACGCGTGAGCTCGCAAGATGGAACGCCCGTGAGAAAATCCGCCCGTGGAAGCACTGCGCCGCTCTGATCGACGGCGGCGAGGTGATCGCCGCAGGCCCAGTACTTCGTCGCAAATGGACCGGCGGGCTCACCGTCACCTGTGGCGGCGGCTGGGATCTGTTCCAAAAACGACTGGTACTCAACTACGCGCTCGCCGCAGCATGGCGTGATGGCGAGGTCGTCTTAGATGAGGACAACCCGGCTCCGCAGTGGCTGCTGACCTTCGCCGGGATGTCACTCGGCGGGATCGGGGCAGCTCTGGTTCGTGAGGCGCTCAAATGGGGGCCCCTGTTGGTAGATACCCCGGGGACCCCCGAAGTGGGTATCAACGTGCGAACGTATCAAGGCTGGGATCTCGCGACTACTGCCGAACGACTCACTGATCTGACGGGGGTGCTGAACGCTCCGATGATCCGTTTTGCCCCGTACCTGCGCGCAGACGGGAATCTACGGTTCCGGTATGAGTCTGGCGCTGTCGGTAACTATCGGCGCATGGCGGAAACGATGCCCGGTCACGGCGTAGTGCTCACCGATGTGGACGAGGACGGTTCATCCATGGCCACCGACATGTTTGCTTTGGGTGGCCGAAACGAGGACATCGTGCTGGCATCACGCTCGACATCCCGGGCGTTGCCGGATGCAGGATGGCCGGTCATGCAAGTGGCCGATAAATCGCACACCTCGGTGTCAGATCTGGCCACGTTGAAGGGGTACACCAATCAAGGGGTGGTGGATGGCTCGACCGTGCCCGAGTCGACCAAGCTGCGTGTGCGCGCTTCCGAGGGGATCCGCCCCGGAGACGTGATCGATTTGACTGCGAGCAACACCTTCCATGGCACACGTGAGGTGCAGCTTCACGTGGCCCAGGTAACTGGTGGCCTTGGTGAGTGGTGCGATGTGACTGGTTTCCCCGAGGAGGTCTGATGCTGAAACCCACCAACGATCCCCTGGAGCTGCTGCGCCGCCGCCAGGCGGACGAGGCAAAATCCACGAGGGAAGCACTTGGCGCTTCAGGCACACAGCCATTTCAGGCGGTCCGCAAGCTCAAGCAGCAAATCGAGGAGCTCACGCAATTCGTGAATGCCATCCCTCAAATCGTGTCAGGTCAGGCAAACGTTTCCGGGTGGAGTGTGGATACGCCACCGGAGGCGGGAGACTGGACGACCGTCGCATCCGTCGTCCTGCGCCGCCCCGAGGGCCGCTCACGTGCGGTGGTGCAAGGCATTGTGAACGCCTCGGCGGTGCAGGACACCTCGGAGTTTGGAAACTTCGCGATGAAGGGACGCATCGTGATTGCGGGGGCTGCCTCACCCAACGCTGACGGCAGTCTGGAACCGGCGGCGTCAACAACCCGGTCCACGCTGTCGCTCTCCCACATTCGAGACTTCACCACAACCGCGTCCACCGTGCAGGTTGATATCCAGATCCGCGGCCGATACAGCAACTATCCAGCATCAAACGCAGCCTCGCTGTCGGTCCAGGCGAGCTTCACCCAAATCTAAGGAGGAACGATGAGTGTACTCGCTCAAAACACCGCCCGCGCTGATGTCCTGTTGCGCCGCGGTGTTTCAGAGACGTGGGGCGTGAGGTGGGAACAAGACTCCGGATCTGGGTATGCGCCGGTGGACATTTCCACATGGTCTGGGACTGTTCAGCTTCGCTCTGACACCGGCGAGGTATGGGCCGAATTCCCGGTACAAACGTTCACCGATGGTCTCGCTACCGTGACGATCGCAGCGGATGCTCTCACGACCCCTATCTGGGCCACTCGCGGAGCCGGCAACTGGCGGATGAACATCACCAACACATCCGGACACGTCGAGCGCCTAGCCGACGGCTACTTCTATTTGGAGGACTAATGGTCAATCAGATTCTCGACCGGCGTACTATCGCAATCCCTGGCGGCAAGGGCGACACAGGCGACGTCACCCCGGAACTCCTCTCGGCCCGGGACCAGGCAGTACAGGCCCGGCAGGCAGCCGACACAGCTCGCAACCAGGCCGAGGTATTCGCCGCAAACACCGTTGCTCTACAGGACGCCGCGATGACCTCAGTCGCCTCCGACGCCGCATCACAGTTCTCTGCAGTGCAGAAAACCAAGATCGAGGTGGCGGTCGGCCCCGTCATTACCGCCGCAACCGCCACAGCGCTCGCCGCAGGAAGTGCCCCTACCGTCTCGTTTACCGACCAAGGCCGCAACCGAACCATCAGATTTGGCATTCCCGTCGGCCGCGACGGAATCCCGCCCTCGCTCTCTGGAACATACGCCGCTCGCCCAGCAGCAAACAGCGTGCCTGCAGCAACGATCTATTACCCCACCAACGTCCCCGAGACGTACCGGTCTGATGGGTCTGTGTGGAGTGTTGTCGGTGCCGGAGGGAACGAGCTGGGATATGCGCAGCTCACCAGCCAGTTCAACACAGCATCAACTACGCCTGTGGACGTGCCAGGGCTGACCGTAACCTTCGTTGTGGGGGAGCGCCCCATCATGCTGCGTTTGGATGCCGACATGGCCAGCCAGGGCCCAAACGGTACTGCGGTGGCTCACATCATTCTTGACGGCGTGCGCCTGGCCGGCCCTGGCCTCAACGCCCCGCCTGCAGACCGGTGGGTGACCATCAGCCGAGGGGTGAGGAAAGGCGGCTTGGTCCCCGGATCGACCCACGTAGCGAAGATTCAGCTGCAGTCCGCGGCTACCACTTACAGCGCCCGCATCACTGGTGATTCGACCAACCCGGCATCGCTCTCGGTGGTGACGCTATGAGTTTCAATGCCATGTCGACGAGTTACTCTAACGGGTCGCTCGCTGACGGGGCCGCCATAGCAGGCGAAGGAACACTCGTTATCGAACCGAAGTACCGACGCCCGGACCTCAGATATCCGGTGCAGTTTGTGCACGGCGCAGGAAGTGACGCGCTGTACTGCTTGAGCCCGCTGGGAAACCAAAACACTCTCACCCAGATGGTGGCCGCCGAAGGCTACAGTGCGACCTCGGGCGAAAACGGTGGTCCTCAAACCTGGGGCAACCTCACCTCGCTCCGAGGAGTGGACGCCCACTATGCACGTGGCCAGACCCTGGCAAATGTCAAGACCGGTAAAACTGCCTTGATTTCCGGGTCAATGGGTGGGCTGATCTCCATGAATTGGGCGGCCGCGAACAGAGCAAAAGTCTCCTGCATCGTCTCCGTGATCCCGGTCTGCAACGTCACAGACATCGTGACAAACAACCGTGAAGGATACGCCCAGTTCGCGAACTCAGCCTATGCAGGGGGCTGGTCCGAAGCCACGTACGGCGCAGGGCATAACCCGTTCACGCTGTCCCAGGCAGGCAAGCTCGCGGGGATCCCGATGCTGTTTTTCTACGGGCTCACCGACAAGCTCTGCACTCCGACCTGGCCCGAGCAGATGAAACAGCACGCAGGAAACAACCTCACGTTGGTACCACTGCAATCTGGCCACGACTACGACTCGTATGCAGCCGTCAACCAGCCAATGATCGTCGACTTCCTCAACACCTACAACGTCTAAACCCCACGCCCTGCCTCGTGCAGGGCATTTCTAATTCGAAGGAGCAACCCATGCCTCTACCCTTCCCACTCAACAACGTTGGTGCCCGATTCGGAAAGCGCAATTTCGCCGCTGACCCATACCACAAGGGCATCGACTTCCCCATGCCAGCCGGCACACCAGTGCCCGCCGCCGCCGCCGGCACCGTCACCGGTACCGGCTACCTGGCATCCATCAACCAGTGGGTCGAGATCGACCACGGCAACAGCCTCGTCACCCGATACCACATGCTCGGCAGCGTCACCGTGGCCCGCGGCGGCCGCGTCGCCGCCGGCCAGACCATCGGCCGCGTCGGGCCCAAGCATGGAGTGAGCACCGGGGAACACCTCCACTTCGAGCTACGAGACAAAACCCGCAACGACGCAATCTACGGCACCGCGATCGACCCGATCGCAAACATCACCCGTCTCGACGGCGCACCGACCACCACCCCTTCTGGCGGAGCGCCCAACGTGCGCGCCATCCAGCTCGCGCTCGCCGGCCGCGACTACGCGGTGGTTGTAGACGGCAAGGACGGCCCGCAGACACGAGGCTTCATTACCCAGTACCAGCGAGCCCTCGGGCTCACCCCGGACGGCGTGGCCGGCCCCATCCAGACATGGCCGAAGCTGCGCATCGTCGAAGACGGGGTCCGCGGGCCGCAGATCATTCGCGCCGTCCAGGCCGCGCTCGGCATCCGCCCCGATCTCCGCGACGGTATCGACGGGCCGGTAACCAAGCGTCTCGCGCTCGCCAAGTACGGCATCACACTTTCTCAGGCGACGCCGGCGCAGATTATCGACCTCCAGCGCCGCGCTAACGCCGGCACGCTGTGACCGCGGAGACCGAGGAGCCCGCCGTGCGCGTCACACTCTCGGCGATCTACGCCGAGGTTGGCGGACTGAAGTCGGAGGTTGCTGCCCTTGTCGCGCAGCTTGGCCCCCACGTCATCCTCACCAAAGAAAAACAGGGCGAATACGAAAAGCGCCTGGAGAATCACGGGGACCGTCTCGGGAACATCGAAGGTCGCCTCACCCGGATCGAAGCAGCCCAGCGGCCACGCGCTCCCTGGTACGTCGTGACCGGTGCTGTGGTCGGGATACTCACGGGTGCCGGCGCTTTGATCGCGCTGGTGGGGACCCTGGCTCGTATCGCTGAACTATCCAATCCGTAGAAGGGAAGTAGATCATGAACAACATCATCCGAAATCCAAAGGCCCGAGCGTACATCTATGGCATCTTGGTAGCCGCCGGCGGGGTGGCTCTGATCTATGGCGTGGCCACGGAGACTCAGATTGCGGGCTGGCTGGGACTTGCCGGCTCAATCTTGGGTAACGGCCTCGCGCTGGCCAACACACCGACCGCGGGAAAACACGCCGCGGAGTGATAAAAGTGGGGCGACTCTTTCGAGAGTCGCCCCACCTTTTCGCTGTTAACCGCGGTCGCTACTTCTCTTTTCGGATGGAGAGGATGGTGTGCCCTGCCGGCACCTGTGCCTGCGCTAGTTCCAGCGCGTCCTCATAGGTGTCAGCCTCCACTTCAATGGTGGTTACGTCCGACGGCCGTATCTGCAAAATAACCTTCATCAGAGAATGGTTCTATTACTGCGGAAGAATGGGGGCTGCCGTTGCCGGCTGGCGGGACGACTGCCGCAGGTCGGGACCATAATGCTTGTTCCACCAGGTGTTGTGGCTGCAGTACTGGCACTTCTTGAAGAACGGAAGGAACAGGAGGCCGATTCCAGCAGTACAGAAACCAATCGCAATGAGGGTCCACTGGCGACCGATGTTCGCGCCGCCGCGTTCGCACGGCTTGCAATCGACGCAGCCTCGCTGGGAGTAGACATTCTGGTGGTTGGACACGACTGGTCCTTTCGGGTTGTGGGTAATCGTCTGACCACAGTGTAACGGTGAGCAGCAGGTGCCCTAGTCTCGATTCATTTTTGGAGAGTAAGTGGAGGATTCGCGTTTTTCATTCGCCCTCTCGTGATACGGTTGATCCAATCAAACGGCGCGATCTCGGGCCAGTTTAGATACGCGAATGTAGTTCAATGGTAGAACTCCAGCTTCCCAAGCTGGTAGCGCGGGTTCGATTCCCGTCATTCGCTCCAGTTCTTGAAGCGATATCCGCGGCCCCTGACCGATGCGCGCACTCGGCTCTAGCGCTAGTGCCCGGTGGACTCGCGCACCAGCACCCGCGGGGTCACCAGCAGGCCCGTGGTTCTTGTCCCGTCGACAATTTCCAGCGAGGCGCGGACGATCTCATCCACCACCGAGTCCAGCGTGGTGAGACCGGGGCTCGTCACGCCCGAGAGCGCGGTGCCATCGAAGGTGGCCAGGGCGATGTCCTGGGGGATGCGCAGGCCCGCGTGCTGAAATGCGGTGAGCAGGCCCAGCGAGACCACGTCGGCCGTGCAGATCACGGCGTCCGGCATGTCCGCCGAGTCGCGCAGGACGCGGGCGGCTTCGGTTCCGCTGTGCATCGAGAACGTGGGCATCTGCAGGACCGTGCAGCCGAGTCCGGCCACCTCGCGGAACGCTTCGGCACGCTCACGACTGGCCGAGGAGCGCGGCTCCGCATCCACCAGGACGATGCGCTCGCGTCCGCTGGAGCGCAGGTGCTCAACCAGCAGGCGGATCCCGGCGGCGTTGTCCAGCCTGACCGCGGGGGCGTCCACCCCGGCGGCGATACGGTCCACCTGGACCACCGCATGCGTGGTCGCCAGGGCCGAAATTGCCGGGGCGCTGCCCTCGTGATCCACCGGGGCGATCAGGACCGCATCCACCATCACCCGGTCCATTTCCGCGAGTTGGCGGCGTTCGCTCTCGACCGAGTCGTTGGTGTCGAAGGTCACCACGCGGCGGCCCTCGGCGTCGAGGTGCCGCGAATAGGAGGCGACCAGCTCGGCGTAATAGGGGTTGGCCACCGAGGGCACCACGAGCGCGATCGAGCCGGTGGTTTGCAGGCGCAGGGCGCGGGCCGCGGCATTCACGCGGTAGCCGAGCTCCACGGTGGCGGCCTGGACGCGCTCGGCCAGCTCCGGGGCCACGTTCCGATCCACGCCGGAGAGCACCCGGCTGGCGGTCGTTGGGGAGACACCCGCGGCGGTTGCCACATCCTTGAGACTCACGCGTCTGGCCAT